GTACATTAACGGCATTAACCGCCAGTTGTGATTTTTCTCCCGTCTTAGAGATCATATGGTACATACCTTTATGAGTACCATGAATCTGATCTTTTAATGGGAAATATTCATACAAACTTTTACCAGGAGGAACGGCTGTCAATTGGATAACAGCCAAATCTGATTCGGATAATGAAGCAATATCTTCAAGTGTGATAACTACATCTCTGACGTTCCTTGAGACATTCATAGATGTAGGATCCCTAATTATATGCAACACACCTGATGTGCCTTTAATTGCGTGTTTATTGAAGAGCCATAGATTACCACGTATATTTAATGCAGTGGTACTAGTAGTCTTGCCAGGACGCTCCTTCCATTGAAAATAGAAACGAGCTAGATTAGCTTCAATAATTTTGTTCACAACCTGTGGTTGAGCACACTTAGATTGGGATGAAATATCCATCTCAGTGACTTTGTACGGATCATGGTAATAAAAGCTAGGTTTTTCTTCCTCAGCTGGCTCAGGCTTAACACCTTCAGTGGATGACATATACACAAATTTTGTGTGTTGAACAAACTTAATCCATGCAATGCCAGCTACTGAACAACATGCAATAATTGCAGCTAAATGAGGCATAGTATATGAAGTAGCTTGCTCAACCCTATTACCGGCTAAGCGAAAAATATACTTATACGCATCCCAATCAGTAGCAAATAATTTAGTCGCTAACCTAAGTTTCCATAATGATCCATAATGCCACTGATAATAATATGCCAATATCAACCAAATATACTTGGATAGTACTAGACACACAAATAGTAACCCCATAAACAATGTTGTCCAAGGGAAATACCAATAACCCATGAGACACCCAAGTTGGCATCTACGAGGGTAGCAATAATACGTATCCATAACATACTGTTCTACAGGATTATGGAAAATAGAATGTTGCAGTACTTGTGTATAGTAATACAATTTCAATTTTGACACATCTTGTAAATGAACAATAGGATCTTCCAAACCAACAGTATTGGGATCAATGTCTCCCATAGCTTCAAATTCACTTTCACTAGCCTCAGTTTCAGTAAAATACATCTCTGAGGGGCTAGAATAGACACTACTTTCATAATCACTAGCCATAGAGCTACTATATTCACTCATAGTTTCTGAATCTGCTTGCTCAACAAATGGAACACAAGTGCAAATCTTAGATGATCTATAACACGTCGAACACACTGTAACACTAGACATAGTATTGTCAGCATTAATGGCCTTATCCTGAGAAACTTCATGAGATTTAGCACATTCTATATACCAAACTAACATTTCATTGATATCATCAAAAGTGTGTATAACTTGATACCTAGTTTGCTGGTTATCAATATTTTCATCAGTATTGGGTAAAGGAATGGAGATTTCAAATGTCCAAATATTCATATATTCGCCATCTGGTGTAACAGGAATCTTAGATGAATCAGCCATAATAACATTCCTAGAAAATTCTGGTTTGATTTTGGCTGTAATGACATACGATAATCTTCGGGCGACAGCAAATGGACATGCGAAATATGCACTCAAATTCAAATGTCGAGTATTGGTAGTACCAATTAATAATTCAGCACGAATAGGTGTCCGTCCCTAATCTACCAAATCTACTTGTGGGGGTACATAAGGTACGGAGTTCTTTACTTGCAATAAATCCAATAATGTAGGATCAACTTCCCCATTAGGTTTCAGGAAAGCTATGTCGTCCATAACTATACACCACTGTGTCGAGTTAAAACCTGACCAAAATTCATCAGCAGGACATCGAGTATACATGTATTCAGGAGTTGAAGGTAGATTAAAGCATTTAGCATAATGATAAAATAAAATTTGCTTAAGTTGAGACTTACAAATACTAGAAGAACCGTGTACTAAAACAGCAAACGGATCTTTGCGAGGTTTTTGAGCTTCTCGTCTAGTCAATTCTTGACTCTCAATTAATTGTAAGTCACTCAATAATTTTTGTAATAACATTTTCTCTGTGCGTTCAAGACCTGCAGTAAACTTAATGATACCGCTACCTTTCTCTATAGCTGCCTTCAAGTCACTAATATATTTAAACTTATTTATGCCATGAGGTTCAGGATTATTGAGAAAGTTGGCGTCACGAATTAACTTTTGAGAAGACGTGACCCACTTCTCATATGATGAGCCTGAATGAAAGATTGTTGCAACATCACCAGTTTGAAAGTATGAATATCCTCTTTCACAGACAAAAAGTATAGTGTCAACAAAAGTTTCTATCATACCTAATCCTGGACGATGCGTACGTTTAATACAATCTGCTTCAAATTTGGTGTAATTTAAACTATGGAAGTCAATATTAATTTTATCAAGCATACCTGATGCCAAAATATACAGACCAAATTTATGTAATTTTTTAACGATGGTTGTTTCCTTAAGTTTG